AAGTACCCCCACCCCCCTTCATATTCAAAAATTGGCATAGGAGTCCCAGATTGATATATGCGAAAAATTTTTTATAATAAAACAAACAAGATGCTTCTTGATACGCTTGGTGGGTAACATGGCAATACACATAGAACCGGAGAAAGGGGTCAAGATGCGCCCCGCTCCAAAGATCAAAGACCTCGCCGTAAAGGCTGGTGCCGCTGCAGAGACCGCGAGATATCTACATGAGAAGGGCTTGGAGATAGAAGCGAACGCAGAGGACAAAGATGTTGCGGCTGCACTTGCCGTATCTTATGCAGAGAACCCTGACAAAACATCTAAAGCAGCTACACCGAAACGGGTGGCTAACTTGACTCCTGCAACATTGCTGATGACAGACAGGATACTCAAGGACTTCGGACACTCCGTGGTTAAGTCAGCGACACAGGTGCGACATCTTGTCACTAACAAGTTGATCGAAGAGACTGAGAACCCTGATCCGCGCATACGCATACGTGCCTTGGAGCTGCTGGGTAAGATCAGTGACGTGGGTCTGTTCGCGGAGAAGTCAGAGGTGACAATAACACACCAGACGACAGACGACCTGAAGGATAGACTACGGGAAAAGCTGACACGGCTTGTAAATCCCGAACCAGTAGAAGAAGCCATCGTGATAGACGGCACATCTATAGATGTGGATAAAGAATTAGGGTTAGACGATGAGTGACTTGGCTGTCCTTGCTAAGGACATGGATTTCTCAGAGGCTGACATCCAGCACATGCTGGACAACTTGGACTCATTCAGCCCTGAAGAGCTGGACGAGATCGACAAGATTGTCGGAGAACTCTCTACGAGAAACGCTAACAAGTCCGCGCATGATGACCTGATAGAGTTCTGTAAGCGGATGCAGCCTGACTACAAGGTGGGTAGACATCACAGGATACTGGCGGATCAGCTTATGGCGCTAGAGAATGGGAGTAAAGACCGTGTGTGCGTCAACATCCCGCCTCGTCACGGTAAATCGCAGCTTGTGTCTATATTCTACCCAGCTTGGTTCCTTGGACGGAATCCCAGCAAGAAGGTGATGATGGTGTCTCACACCACAGACCTCGCGGTAGACTTCGGGCGGAAAGTGCGAAACCTGATAGACGTGGATGACTATAAGGAGATATTTCCAGAAGTTAGTCTAGCGGTAGACAGTAAGTCGGCGGGTAGGTGGAACACAAACTTTGGAGGTGAATACTTTGCGTGTGGTATTGGGTCTGCGCTTGCAGGTCGTGGTGCTGATTTGTTGCTTGTTGACGATCCTCACTCTGAGCAAGATGTTATTAATGGAAACTTCTCTGTGTTTGAGAAAGCATACGAGTGGTTCACCTTCGGCGCACGTACTCGCCTTATGCCGGGTGGTCGGGTTGCCATAGTCCAGACACGTTGGCACATGGACGACCTGACAGGGCGTGTAACTAACGACATGGTCAAGAACGAGCTGGCTGACCAGTACGAGATCGTGGAGTTTCCGGCAATTCTCGACGCAGATGATGAGAATGGGAAGCCAATAAAGAAGCCGCTATGGCCTGAGTTCTTCGATCTGGCTGCTCTAGAGCGTACAAAAGCCTCTATGCCTGCATTTCAGTGGAATGCGCAGTACCAACAGCAGCCTACAGCCGAAGAAGCGTCCATAATCAAGCGAGAATGGTGGGGAATATGGCCCCATGACGACCCGCCACCCGTAGAATACGTGATTATGTCCCTCGACGCAGCCGCAGAGAAGCATAACCGTGCCGATTTCACCGCACTTACTACGTGGGGCGTGTATTTTAACGAGAATGAGAACGCTCATCACCTGATTTTGCTGGATTCTATCAAAGAACGCCTAGAGTTTCCCGAATTAAAGGCAATGTGTATGGACGAGTACCGCAAATGGGAGCCAGATGCGTTCATTGTGGAGAAAAAGTCCGCCGGAACGGCTATATACCAGGAAATGCGGCGTATGGGGCTACCTGTACAGGAGTATACACCCCACCGTGGGACAGGTGACAAGCTCGCAAGGCTTAATTCTGTGGCGGATATCATCGCATCGGGCATGGCGTGGGTGCCAGCCACCCGCTGGGCAGACGAGCTGGTTGAGGAGATCGCTGGGTTTCCGTTCATGTCTAACGATGACTTGGTCGATAGCACGGTTATGGCACTGCTGAGATTCCGTCAGGGTGGGTTTATTCGTCTTCCGACTGACGAGTGGGACGACGAGGCTCCTTACTATCGGAAGAGAGAATACTATTAGCGTAGGCTTCGCATATTCGTCTATCGCTACACAGGATAAGAAGTTGCCCTGTGTTACTATACGCAGCCCAGCGTTTACCATTTTCCAAGATACGAACCAAGGTAGTAGATTCCTAGCACAACAACAAGCACAGCTATACCTATACCCGCCGCAGTTGCTAGTGCTTCCATCTGTTCTTCGCGTTTTTGCTCTGCAGCGCGTCTTGCAGCGGCTCTTTGCTTCCTAGCTTCGGCTTGCCACTGTATCCACCTATCCCATTGGCCAGGTCTCCCATACAAACGGATATAAGATTCGAGTTCTTTGCGCTGTTCTTTGATTCTTTCGAGCTGCTGAAACTCTTCCCAGTCGCCTTCAGAGCCACCTGTGATGGCTGTAAGGGGGCTATTCTTCTTTTTCTGGACGGCTTCTTTGAGGTCTTCCTCTGCTGTGAGGAATTTACCAACATTAGACATGAGGTCTGCAGTCTCTTTGCCGTTAGAGATGCAAGTTTTTATCACCGAGTAGGCCGCGTTGGCGGCGGCAATAGTCTCTAAGATAGCCATAGCCTATCTTTCTATGAGTCTATCCAGTTTCCCTTCTAAACGGTCAAGACGGTCAATGACGCGATCCATGTCGGATTGTTGTCGGCCTACAGATATATACTCTTTGGCAACTTCCTCACGAGTACGGTTTAATAGAACAGTCACACGCTTTAATTCGTCGTGTTGTTGCTTACACCACCACCCACCTACGGCGATTATAAGACCGATAAGCAAATCTATATAACTTGCCATTTCCATAAATACACCTCACTGCTCTCAGACAACTCTACACAAAATAAAGTTTTGATTCAACATGTGTTTGTGGTATGGTGAGGCATGTAAGATGAATTCATTTCATTTTTATGCTCCTCTCACTAAAGGGGTCTTTATGGCCCCTTTTTTCTTGTTATACTGTTAGCGAGACATAATTCTCCCTTAATGTCTCACGGCGAGGCAGCTCCTCCCCACCAAATGGGTCTGCCTCGCCACTAGACGTGCTGTAGTACTTTCTGTTACTATAGCTTTGTGTACACATTTAGGAGACTGTAATGGCTGTCGAGAAACAGATGGAGCCATCAGACTTAGACATCGAAGGCACAGACGCACAAGAGATTGAAGTAGAGATTGTCAATCCCGATGCCGTGTCCATTGGTACTGACGACGGTGGGATGATAATTGACTTTGAAGGTAGCTTGACTGAAGAGTTTATTGGCCCTGAACACGATGCTAACCTAGCCGATTTCATCGATGAAGCTATTCTACAATCTATGGCATCTGAGCTTGTAGGTGACTTTGAGTCTGATCGTGAATCTCGACAGGATTGGGCAAGAGCCTACGTTAAGGGGCTTGATCTACTAGGGATGAAGATCGAAGACCGCAGTCAACCTTGGCAGGGTGCGTCTGGTGTATTCCATCCAGTCCTAACTGAAGCCGTTGTTCGATTTCAAGCGCAGGCAATGGGGGAGCTATTCCCTGCATCTGGCCCTGTACGCACCAAGATTATGGGCAAACTAACTCCTGAGAAGACAGATCAGGCAGATAGAATCCAGACAGAGATGAACTATCTTCTGACTGAAGAAATGACAGAATACCGTGATGAGACAGAGCAGATGCTGTTTAAGCTGCCTCTCGCAGGTTCAGCCTTTAAGAAGGTTTACTATGATCCACTAGAGGATCGCCCTGTAGCTATGTTTGTCCCAGCAGAAGACTTCGTTGCGTCCTACGGCGCGTCAGACCTCGCGTCCTGCCCACGGTACACGCACATAATGAAGAAGACCTCTAACGAGATATTAGAGCTTCAGGTTGCAGGGTTCTACCGTGATATAGACTTGCCAGACCCAGAGCCAGACTTCTCAGATATTCAAGAAAAATACGACGAGCTTGATGGTGAGAGTGCTGTTATAGAAGATGATGATAGGCACACAATCCTTGAGATGCATGTTGTTATGAACATGCCAGAAGAGTTTGACGATCCAGATGGGATAGCTCGTCCATATGTTATAACAATTGATAAAACATCTCGTGAGATTTTATCAATCAGACGCAACTGGTATGAAGATGACAGAAAGAAAAAGAAAAGATTACACTTCGTTCATTACAAATATCTCCCAGGACTTGGCTTCTATGGAACGGGACTTATCCACCTTATTGGTGGACTTGCGAAGTCGGCTACCTCTATTCTTCGGCAGCTTATTGACGCTGGCACGTTATCGAATTTACCTGCTGGTCTTAAAGCTCGCGGTCTCCGCATTAAAGGTGATGACAGTCCGCTTATGCCTGGTGAGTTCAGGGACGTGGATGTTCCAGGTGGCGCAATCCGCGATTCGATTACGTTCATTCCTTACAAAGAGCCATCGTCAGTACTCTACTCTCTACTTGGAAACATTGTCGAAGAGGGCCGCCGAATTGGATCGGTAGCAGATATTCAAGTAGGAGACATGAACTCACAGGCACCTGTGGGTACAACCCTTGCCTTGATGGAACGATCCATGAAGGTGATGAGCGGTGTGCAGGCACGTATGCATGCAGCCATGAAAAACGAACTTCGCCTTCTTGCACGTATCATTCGTGACTACATGCCAGCCGAATACGCATACGAGATGGACGGTGACTTTGATCGTCAACGGGACTTCGATGCCCGTGTAGACGTAATACCTGTTTCTGATCCTAATGCTGCAACTATGTCCCAGCGCATCATGCAGTATCAGGCGGCTTTGCAGCTTTCTCAGCAAGCTCCTCAACTCTATGACATGGGGAAGTTGCATCGCCAAATGTTAGAGGTTCTTGGTATCCAAGACGCGGACGATATCATCAAACTACCAGATGATATTAAACCTGCTGATCCTGTAACTGAGAACATGATGATCTTGAAGCAGGAGCCAGTAAAAGCGTTTAAGTATCAAGATCACGATGCACACATCGCAGTTCATATGGCTGCAATGCAAGACCCCAAGATGCAGCAGATGATTGGTCAATCTCCGTTTGCGCAGGCTATCAGTCAGTCAATGTCAGCGCACATCACAGAACACGTTGCGTTCCAATATCGTCGTGAGATTGAGAAGATGCTTGGTGTGGAAATGCCAAACGAGGATGAACCACTACCAGAAGATATCGAAATAGAAATCTCTCGCTTGGCAAAAGATGCGGCAGAGAAGTTACTTCAGAAAGACCAGATGGAAGCGCAACAGCAGCAAATACAACAACAGCAGCAAGACCCTGTTGTTCAAATGCAGCAGCAAGAGTTGCAACTCAAAGCAAAAGAGCTTGAGCATAAAATCCAGATGGATACGCAGAAGCTTCAGATTGATGCAATGGCAAAAAGTTCAAATGCACAAATTCAAGCAGAGCGCATATCCGCAGAGAACCAGCGCGAAGGGGCGCGTCTTGGTGTTAAACTCGCAACTGATCTAGATAAAAACCAAAGAGCTGATCAGAAGGAAGGCGCAAAATTAGGTTTAGAAATAGCAAAGGAGCTAACAAAGGGAGATGGATGACATTTTCACGCTGTTAAAGCGGAAGATCGATGAGTACGAGGAAGATATAAAGAACTTTCTCGCGTCAGGGCAAGCTGAAGACATGGCGATGTATAATCGTATCGTAGGGAGAAACGAGGCGCTTCAGTTTGTAAAACAAGACCTAAGCGAACTTGAGAAGAGATATATTGAACAATAACATCTTTTCAGGTAATCTCTAACTTGGGAGTGCTTCGTGGATAGTCCACGCAAGGTATCTGTGAACCTATAATCACTGCAAGGTAAAGTATGTATACTGCAAACAAGGAAACAGAGGACAAGGTAGCCTCTAAACTACCTAAACCACAAGGATACAAAATCCTTATTGGCGTACCAGAAATGAGTGACAAGACCGAAGGTGGGGTTATTATGCCAGACGGTCTTAAATCTGCAGAAGAAACAGCATCTATTATTGGTTTTGTGATGGCATTAGGCCCAGATGCGTATGCAGACGAATCAAAATTTCCAAATGGGGCTTTCTGTAAAGAAGGTGACTTTGTAATCTTTCGATCCTATTCAGGTACTCGATTCAAGATTCATGGAAAAGAGTTCAGACTTATTAACGACGACACTGTGGAAGCAGTGGTCGATGATCCACGGGGGTACGCAAGAGCATGAATAATCTAGCAGAAGAACAAGAGTTCGAAGAAGAAACAGTCGCAGAAGCTATTGAAAAGGCTCAAGGAAGTCCGATAGCTACTGAAAACGACGACGATGGTTTTGAGATCGAAGTTGTAGACGACACGCCTGACGAAGATAAAGGTAAACCTCGCCGTGCCGAAAACGCTGAACCACAAGTTCCTAGTGATGATGAAGTTGAGAAGTATAGCGACGGTGTGAAAAAGCGCATCAAGCAGTTAAAGTTTGAGTACCATGAAGAACGCCGCGCAAAAGAAGAGGCGGCACGTCTTCAAGAAGAAGCACTCAAGTACGCCCAGCAAGTTCAGAATGAAAACGCAAGACTCCTTAAAACCTTAGAAGAGGGCGAAGGTGTCTTAGTAAATCAAGCTAAAGGCCGTGTGTCTGCAGAGCTTGATAAGGCAAAGGCTGCGTATAAAGCTGCTTACGAAACAGGCGATCCCGATGCTTTGATTGAGGCACAGGAAAAACTGACAATACTGCAGAATGAGAAGCTGCGGTATGAGAGCTATAAGCCACAGCCACGTCAGCAGCAGGCACCCCAGCCTCAATATCAGCAGCCAACTCCACAAGCGCCAAAGCCAGATCAACGTGCGTTGGATTGGGCAGCTAAGAACGATTGGTTTGAAAAAGACCCTGAAATGACAGGGTATGCTTACGGACTACACGAGAAGCTCGTTAGAAACGGTGTTGATCCGAGAAGCGAAGAGTATTACAATCAAATTGACAACGCGGTTCGCCGTGTGTTCCCAGATAAGTTTGATGATGGGCCTGTAATTGAGGAATCTGCACCCCAACGTCAAGCTGGCAACGTGGTTGCCCCTGCTGCTCGAAGTGGCAAAAAACCACGCAAAGTGCAACTGACCTCAACGCAGGTCGCTCTCGCCAAGCGGCTTGGTCTGTCAAATGAACAATATGCGGCGCAATTAATGAAGGATATGAAATAATGTCGAACCGAAACTCACGCACTACAGAGACCCGCGAAGCGGATCAACGCAAGGTGTCATGGTCGAGACCTTCGATGTTACCTGTCCCCGAACCCAGACCTGGTATTGAATACCGTTGGATTCGCACATCAACACTTGGACAGAGTGACAACACGAATGTTTCTTCTAGATTTCGTGAGGGATGGACACCTGTTCGTGCAGAAGATCATCCAAACCTTCAAGTTGTGTCTGATATCGATTCTCGATTTACAGACAATATTGAGGTCGGTGGGTTATTGCTTTGTCAGAACTCAACCGAAAACGTGCAAGCTAGACGTGATGAACAGAATCGTCAGGCGGCAAGCCAGATGCAGGCTGTAGATAACAGCTACTTGCGCAACTCAGACCCTCGTATGCCCGTTCTGAATCCAGAGCGAAGCACACGATCATCGTTTGGCAAGTAACCTTTCGAGGGAGCTTGCTTGGTTGAAACTCAGATTGTGAGGAAATAGAGCTATGGCTACTACAGCAGCTCCTTATGGCCTAAAGCCCGTCCGCAGTGCGGATGGAAAGCCATACGCTGGGGCAACGTCCCAGTATCTCATCGATCCTGCAGGTGAAGCGACAAACCTATTCTACGGGCAAGTTGTAATCATCGGGGCCGATGGGTATATCGCGCTGGCAACTGGTACAGGTGCAGACCTGACCTCGAACAGCATTTCAGGCACAACAGGCGTTGGCGGCATTGGCGTCTTCGTAGGTTGTGAATATGTAAACTCTTCAGGCCAAACAGTTCAGGCTCAGTACTATCCATCAGGCACAGCCAATGGTGATGCGATTAAAGCTTATGTGGTTGACGATCCAAACGTACTATTCCAAGCGCAGCTTGATGGTGCAGGAGCGCAAACCGTAATTGGCACAAACACATTCTTTGCAGCAGCACAGACTACCTCAACAGGCGACACCGCCTATGGTAACTCTACATCTGCATTGGATGCGACTGTGGTAACTACAGCAGCGGCATTCCGTATCGTTGCTCATGTGTCACCTGCAAGTGATGCGTATCCAGATGTACTTGTTAAGTTCAATCCGGGCGCACATCAGATGACAAACAATGTTGGCTTATAAGGAGATTAGACTATGGCTATTTCACGCGCCCAGCTCCTTAAAGAGCTACTACCCGGTCTGAATGCACTATTCGGTCTTGAGTACGACAAGTACGAGAACGAGCATGCAGAAATTTACGAAACTGAAAACTCAGAGCGTAGCTTTGAGGAAGAAGTCAAATTGTCAGGATTTGGCGCAGCCCCAGTGAAAGCTGAAGGCCAAGCTATTTCATACGACAATGCACAAGAATCGTTCACAGCTCGCTACAACCACGAAACGGTTGCAATGGGCTTCTCTATCACTGAAGAAGCGATGGAAGACAACTTGTACGATTCACTATCTGCTCGCTACACCAAAGCACTAGCTCGCGGTATGGCATACACAAAGCAGGTAAAATCGGCTTCTTTGTTGAACACAGGTTTTGACACATTCACTTCAGGTGACGGTTCATTCTTGTTTGCAACAGACCACCCAACTACTGCAGGCGGCACAAACTCAAACCGTCCAGCAGTTGCAGCCGACCTGAACGAAACATCGCTTGAGCAAGCGGTTATCGATATCGCAGCGTTCACTGACGAACGTGGCCTATTGATTGCAGCTCGCCCACGCAAGTTGATCGTTCCACCTGCGCTTATGTTCGTGGCAACTCGTTTGCTACAAACAGAACTACGCACAGGTACAGCGGATAACGACATCAACGCATTGCGTTCGAATGGTTCGATCCCTGAAGGCTACCGTGTCAACCACTACCTAACTGACACAGATGCGTTCTTCATCACTACAGATGTTCCAAACGGCATGAAGCACTTCGTGCGTACAGCTATGGCGACATCTATGGACGGTGATTTCGACACAGGTAACGTGCGCTACAAAGCGCGTGAGCGTTACTCATTCGGCGTATCTGATCCACTAGGTATCTACGGTTCACCGGGCGCTGCATAAGTGCAATAGAACTTTTGGAAGGGGCTGTTAACGCAGCCCTTTCTTTTTTTCTGGAGTATGCTATTCTGCGTTTGGGGCAACATTAGCCTTGCAGACAGGATTCCGCCCCACCTGACGTTGCACAGACTGCTAGGCGAAACCTTGTGCAAAGGGTATTAATATGGCTTCAACTACATTCTCAGGCCCAGTGACATCTACTGATGGTTTCATTGGTGACATTAAAGTTCCAACCTACACAGTTGCGAGCGCACCATCTGCTTCTGATGCGGGTGCAGGAACAATCATCTATGTTTCTAACGGTGCGGCTGGTTCTGCTATTATAGCTTTCTCTGACGGAACAAACTGGAAGCGTTCTGACACAGGCGGCACAATCGCAGCAGCGTAAGGGGGTGACCAATGAGTAAATGGAAACCACCTAGTGTTGAAGAGTTAGCGGCTCGTGGTCTTGACCCAGATGGGAATCCACTAAAGACTACAAAGGTTCGCGCACGTAACTCAGACGGGACGCTGAAAGCAGATGATCCTTCTACACCTGATGTAAATGAGGCGTGGGAAGAAAAGCCTGTTAAAAAGAAGCGTGGTCGTCCTAAGAAAAAGAAAGACTGATAGATGCGCTCTGATGTACAATCCAAACGCTTAACGGGTACGGGGTCAGCGGGTGTTGGCCCTGCACGTATTCGTCAGATTCAGGTGCTTACCGCTGCAGGAACGCCCCGCCTAACCATTACTGATGGTAACGGTGGTTCTACAGTTCTTGATCTGGATTTTATTCAGTCTGACTCTCACTCAGTAAACATTCCGTCTGATGGCATTCGTGTCAGTGACATCTATGTTTCTGCGTTTACAAACATCACCGCTATGACGGTGTTTTACAACTAAGAGGTTCTCATGGCTCGTGAAGTAAGTTCTATCTCTAGAGTTGGCACTAGCGAGCCATTCGAGCTTCAAGTTGCGCGTGGGCAAATATCCTTCCATAAAACTATTTTTAAGTTTGGCTACAACGATTCTGTTGGAGCCACTAAGGAAACCATTTGGGAACAAGGCGGCTTATACGCTTACCCCGCATCAGCCACAGTAATGACTATATCAAGCAGTTCGGCTAATGACACTGCCGCAGGCACGGGTGCGAGAACAGTAGAAGTTTTTGGTCTAGACGCCGATTACAACGAAATAAACGAAATTGTCACATTGAACGGACAAACGGCTGTTAATACGACAAAATCTTACCTCCGTATAAATCGTGGCGTTGTTCGCAGCGCGGGTAGTGGTGGTGCAAATGCTGGTATAATCTACGCTGGTACAGGGACAGTAACTTCTGGAGTTCCTGCTAACATTTATCTTCTTATCAACGGCAATGGTGATAACCAAACATTGATGGGTCTTTGGACAGTTCCCGTAGGATATACAGCCTTTCTTACAAAGATGTCCTTGTCTACAGGCACATCAACTCAGACACCTGCTATTCTGAATGCTAGTCTTGTTGCTAGGCCATACGGAGAAGTCTTCCAGATAAAAGAAAGATTTACCCTCACAGATGGCGCACACGAACAGTTTTATACTTTTCCATTAAGGTTCACAGAAAAAACAGACTTAGAAATGAGGGCGTTTTCTTCCTCTGGGTCTGTTAGTTTTAATGTGTCCGCGTCAATGGAGTTTGTTTACATTCAAAATGGGGGTGACTTGTAGTGGCTGAAAAGAAAAAAGACAGCCGTTTAACAAGAGCGGGTGTTTCTGGTTACAACAAACCAAAGCGTACTCCTAATCATCCAACAAAAAGTCATGTTGTTGTGGCTAAGCAAGGTGATAAGGTTAAGACTATCCGCTTTGGACAGCAGGGTGTGAAGACAAACCAGACTGTAGGGCAGCGCAAAGCCTTTAAGTCTCGTCACGCAAAGAACATCAGCAAGGGCAAGATGTCTGCAGCTTACTGGGCCGATAAAGTTAAGTGGTCGCCAAGCAAGACAAAGTCTAGTTCAACTAAATGGAAGAAAGGTTCATGACTATCTCTCGCGCACAGATGGGTAGTCAGCTAACGGGAAACAGAATGCCAGTCAAAAAAGTAAAAGGTGGTTACAAGTTTGGAAGCTCAGGTAAGGTTTACCCTACCCGTGCAGGTGCGGAGCGTCAGCAACGCGCAGCTTACGCCAACGGATACAGAGGTATGGCTGCTGGCGGCAAGGTTCCATCGGGGTATCATCGTATGCCTGACGGTAGCATTATGAAAGATTCTGCTCACAAGATGGGTCATGGTGGTAAAGTTTCTACTGGCAACGATGCGAAAGACCTTGAACTATGCCGCATGGGTAAAGGCGGTAAGACCAAGAGTAAGGTCAATGAAGCAGGTAATTATACTAAACCCAGTATGCGTAAACGACTGTTTAACAAGATTAAAGCTGGCGGCAAAGGTGGCAAACCAGGACAGTGGTCAGCTCGTAAGGCTCAAATGTTGGCAAAGCAATACAAGGCAGCAGGGGGTGGCTATAAAGATTAATGGCACTGAAGAAGTCACAGAAAAGCCTCAAGTCTTGGACAAAGCAGAAATGGCGTACTAAAAGTGGCAAACCGTCTACCCAAGGTGCTAATGCTACTGGTGAACGGTATCTACCTTCTTCGGCTATTAAGTCTCTTAGCAGCAGTGAGTATGCAGCTACCACAAGAGCAAAACGACAAGGCACTAAGGCAGGTAAGCAGCATGTGGCTCAACCTAAAAAAATTGCAAAAAAAACCAAACGACACAGAAGTGTAGTGACATAGGATTACGTCATGGCAGTAGTAACACCAGATTTACCAGAACTCTTTGAGGAAGCATATGAGCGGGCTGGGCTTACTATGCGTACTGGCTATGACCTTAAAACAGCACGAAGAAGTCTTAACCTTTTAACATTGGAGTGGCAGAACCGTGGTCTTAATCTCTTCACTATTGAAGCGGGTACAATCGCTGTTACAGCAGGTACGGCAACGTATACCCTTCCTTCGGACACAATCGACATCATCGAACATCAAATCAGAACAGGCACAGGCACAAACCAAACAGACACGACCCTCGAAAGGATCAGTGTCTCAACCTACGCGCAGCAAACAAACAAAAACACGCAAGGTAGGCCGACCCAAATCTACGTCCAAAGGCTCCCAACGGAAACAAAAGTAACACTGTGGCCTGTGCCAGACAGTACAGAGACTTATACTATTGCTTACTATAGACTCAAAGGCATTGATGGATTGTCTTCTGGTGTTGGTGATTCGGTAACATCTGTACCACCAAGATTTGTTCCATGTCTCGTTACAGGAATGGCATACTATATTGCCATGAAAAAACCTGAAGTTTCTGGCAGAGTTGCTGCCTTAAAGCAAGAATACGAATTCCAATTCCAGCTTGCTGCGGATGAAGATACAGAGACAGCTTCAATTAAGTTTGTTCCGTATGACACATTCATGATAGGTGGCGCATGAGCTACGCTAAAGGTAAATACGCTTTTGGATTTTGCGACAAAACTGGATTCAGGTATCCATTGAGAGACCTAGTTCCAGAATTCAATAACGGGGTTAGAACAGGATTCCTTGTAGGAAGAGATGTTGCCGATCCCGATCAACCTCAAAATTTCTTAGGTCGGGTAAAAATATTTGACCCTCAATCACTACAGAATCCTAGACCAGACAGAGCAGAGATTGAGAGCCGTGGCTTGTTTGGTTGGAATCCTGTATGGAATGATGCGCAATACATGACAGCGCAAGTCGGAAGTGTTAATATAGCTATATCATAGGAGAATAGACATGGCTGCACCTAAGAAAAGACTTGGCAAAGGTAAGAACCGTTTAAAGTTTGAAGACGTTTCACCTCGTGCTGAAAAAGAAGAGCAAGAGATGCTAGACAAAAAAATGTACGGCGGAAAAATGAAAAAGCCTGTAGCCATGAAAGAAGGCGGCAAGTTGCGTATGGTCAACAAGAATGGCGAGGAAGTTCCATTTTTTGCAGCAGATGGCATTGGCAAGATGGGTTACGGCGGCAAAGTTAAGAAAATGAGATACGGGGGAACGTGTCGTGGTATGGGCGCGGCAACTCGTGGTGGCGATTTTACAAGAGATGGATAAGTTCAAATGAACTATTCTGAGCTAGTACAGGCAGTCAAGGACTATACTGAAAACACGGAAACAACTTTCGTGAACAACATTGATATGTTTATTCGTCAGGCAGAAGAGCGGATAAACAGAGATGTTCAGATACCTGAACTTCGAAAGAACGTTACAGGTAATGTGTCTGCAAGCAATCAGTACTTAGCTCGACCCTCTGACTTTCTGTCAACATTCTCTCTTGCTGTAATAGATGGAAGCAACAACTTCACATATCTTTTGGAGAAAGAAGTTAACTTTATCAGAGAGGCATATCCTAGTGCTTCTACTGAAGGGCTTCCAAAGTATTACGCGAACTTTGATGGCGAGAAGTCAGGATCGAATGGCAACTTTATACTGGGTCCAACTCCAGATGCAGCATATAATATAGAGCTGCATTACTACTATGATCCACCTTCAATCGTTACCTCTACGACATCTTGGCTTGGCGACAACGCCGAAACCACTCTTCTTTACGGCACCCTTTATGAGGCGTATACGTTTATGAAAGGTGAGCCAGATGTTCTGCAGAACTATCTACAGAGGTATCAGTCAGCCCTTATGAACATGGCTTCTCTTGGTGTGATGATTAAGAACGACTCTTATAGAGAGGATGCAGCATAATGGCTATTACTCAAACAACATGTACTTCGTTCAAGAAGGAACTGCTTGAGGCTGTGCATAACTTTACATCTCATACCTTTAAGATTGCACTGTACACGGATTCTGCTGATCTTGGCGCGGGAACCACAGTTTACTCTACAACAAATGAGATAACGAATACTTCGGGGACTGCTTACACGGCAGGGGGAAAGGCACTAACCACTATAGCGCCAACAAGCTCAGGGACTGTTGCGTTTGTGGATTTCGAGAATATCAGTTGGACAAGTGCTTCGTTTACGGCACGAGGTGCGCTGATATATAATTCTTCTGCTTCTAATAAAGCTGTCGCTGTGTTAGATTTTGGAAGTAACCGTGTAGTTTCGAACGATACGTTTGAGGTTCAGTTCCCAGTATCTTCTGCTACGACAGCTATAATTAGGATATCATAGGAGTTTACTTATGGCTAGTTTCACAAAGGTAAACGATTTCGTCGTAAACCTAGCAAATGCAATGGACTTGGATGCGGATACCTTAATCGTAGCCTTGTCAAACACAGACCCAACTTCAGGAACAGACGTTACTGCAGACGGTAACGGTATCTTGGCTAACGTGTCTCAGATTAGTTATACCAACTTATCTTCACGCACATTAGCAAACGTCACATCTACGCAGACATCAGGCACATATAAGCTGTCTGCTGACGACTTGACGCTTACTGCATCAGGTGGTTCAGTTGCTGCTTTCCGTTACATTGTAATTTACAATGATACAGTGACATCACCTGCAGACCCAGTGATTGGATATTACGATTACGGTACATCGTTGACTCTAAATGACGGTGACACGTTTACTATCGATATAGGTACAAACGGTATCCTGACACTAACATAAGGATAGCTTGTCGTGGCGAAGCTTTTTAATAGGGCAAAGATGACGACTGCCAGCACGGGGACTGGCACCGTCACACTGGGGAGTGCCGCTTCGGGCTTCCAAACCTTTGCGGCAGCGGGGGTATCTAACGGTGATGTCGTACAATACGTCATTGAAGAAGGTACAAACTTCGAAATAGGCACAGGAACGTACACAGCTACTGGAACGACGCTTACCCGTTCGCCTACAGAAAGCAGCAACGGCGGGAGTGCCATAAGTCTCGCTGGCGATGCAACTGTATCTATTACATCTGTAGCTGCTGACTACACTAGAATTCAGAATGCAGGGACTACCAAAGTAGAGGCCACGGCTACGGGAGCAACTGTTACTGGAAATATTGTTGTTACTGGCACTGTTGATGGCAGGGATGTAGCTGGTGATGGCACAAAGCTAGATACCATAGAATCCTCTGCTGATGTTACAGATAGTACAAATGTTGGTACATCTCTTACTGGATTTCCTACAGATACAGATGCAGCAAGCTCTGACCTAATACCAGTCTATGATGTAACAGCTTCTCGCTGGGAAAAGCAAACCATCTCTAATGCAGCTTTAGTTGGCCCGACTGGTCCTACTGGACCAACTGGCCCTACTGGGCCGCAGGGTGCGACTGGTGATACTGGACCCACTGGTCCTACTGGTCCCACGGGTGCCAAGGGACAAAAAGGGCAAACGGGCGCGACAGGCCCAACAGGTCCGACGGGTCCAACGGGTCCAACTGGAGCCAAGGGACAAAAGGGTGAGGTTGGCGCGACAGGCCCAACAGGCCCAACAGGTTCTACTGGTCCCACTGGTGCAACTGGTCCCACAGGCCAGAAAGGTCAAAAAGGTCAGACTGGAGCCACTGGTCCCACGGGTCCGACTGGGCCGCAAGGAGCTACGGGTCCAACTGGTCCAACTGGTCCACAAGGTCAAAAGGGCCAAAAAGGGCAAACGGGTAATACTGGACCCACGGGTTCCACAGGGCCGACTGGGGCGAAAGGTCAGAAAGGTCAGAAAGGAGAAGTAGGTGCAACTGGTCCTACAGGCTCTACTGGACCCACTGGACCTACTGGTCCTACTGGACCCACTGGGCCTACAGGTCAGAAGGGGCAAAAAGGCCAGACAGGTAATACTGGTCCTACTGGACCTACTGGCGCGACTGGTCCTACTGGTCAAAAGGGTCAGAAAGGCGAGACTGGCCCCACTGGTCCGACAGGCGCTACAGGGCCGACTGGGGCGAAAGGTCAGAAAGGTCAGAAGGGTGATACAGGTTCTACAGGGCCGACAGGGCCGACAGGTCCAGCAGGCGGTACGGGACCAACTGGTGCGAAAGGGCAAAAGGGCGACGGTGGCTCAACCACTGCAACAGCAGAGGTGTATGTTTATGCTGCATATCGTTCAGGTCAAATAACACTTTACCCAGGCTTTAACGTTGGTAGCTACCACAGTCACGTTGGCGGTCAAAGTAATGGCAACCAAACTGGTACTTTTACTGGTGGATCGTATGTCAACGGTCCAAACTATGGCAGCTTTCAAAATTACATATCAATTGCTATAAGAACAGGATAGAAATTAAAGGATTATAACTGAAGCGCTAATAGTGAAAGGACACGAAGATGGCGATAAAAGTAGGCGGTACATCCGTTATTAGTGACAGTAGGGTTTTAGAAAATGTCACTGGATTAAAAACAATAGACGGCACCAGTGTGTTAGGGTCAGGAGACCTTACAACTTCTGATGTAAAGGCAGAGGTGTATGTTTATTCTGCATTCCGTTCAGGGACAACAACACTTTACCCAGGCTTTAACATTGGGAGTTATCATAGTCATGTTGGCGGGCAATCAACTGGCAACGAAACTGGTACTTTTACTGGTGGATCGTATGTCAACGGTCCAAACTATGGTAGCTCCCAGAATTACATATCAATTGCTGTAAGAACAGGATAAAAACATGACAAATAGTGTACAAAACACATGGTGCTGGGTTCTTTACGAACATGGCAACGAAAACAATGTTTATCAACTTAGCCGCACAGAGTTTGAACCTGACTTAACTTCTTTCCCAAGCCACCTAACGTATGCTGAGATAACACAATCAGTTTATGATGGCACGACGAATTATTTGCAATACAGGTACAATTCTGACGGCACTCTTACCGAAATTAACCATGATGAAAACATTTCAGGATATAATCGCTACCTGCGCAATGAGCTATTGGCAGAGACAGATCAGTATGCTGTTGGCGACAGAGTGATCTCAGATGAAATGCGCACGTATCGTCAAGCATTGCGTGACTTGACTTCACACGCTAACTGGCCTGATTTAGAAGAAGGCGATTGGCCTGTGAAGCCTGATTAAATTTTCAAAGGGTGGGGAAAATGGTAAGACAAAATTGGAGAATATGGCCTAGTTCGATAGATGTTTCTGCGATATTAGAACAGCCAGAGACGAAGAGCGTAAATCAAGCGTCTACATTTGGTGGGGAAAATCTAGACCACCGCCGTAGTCGCGTGGCTTGGCTTACAGGCAATCAGGAAGTGCAGTCTCTGCTTGATCCGTATGTGGCGCAAGCAAAAGAAATCATGGGCATTGATGTAGGATTCAATGCTGAGATGCAGTTTACAGAATATCATGCTTCAGAAGGTGGCAAATATGACTGGCACCATGATGTAAACTGGAATGACAATGATGGAACTGACCGCAAACTGTCCTTAACTGTGCAGTTAAGTGATCCATCTGATTATGACGGCGGGGACTTCGAGTTTTCAGAGGTTGAGCAATTGCCTGACTTTGCCAAGCAGCAAGGAACTGTTATGGTATTTCCTAGCTATCTTTCACACAGAGTTACGCCTGTAACTAGGGGGGTTCGTCGATCTCTTGTTGCTTGGTTCTCTGGTCCAACATGGCGATAATATATCAGATAAGTTTACATGGTTCCGCATTTGATGCTCGAAACTTAACATGGGAAGAGGCTAAGTTACAAAGTGGATGCAAGCCAGACGCAGAATGGTTGGACCCCATACACAAACGATCTTTGTTAAAAGGAGAGTTTGGCTGTGCGGTAAGCCATTTACGTGTATGGGAGCAAATAGTTCAATCGAACTTAAATGGGATTATCTTAGAAGAAGATGCTGTTTTCGATTATATTAATGTTGGGCATGTAGATTCTTTATTGGCAAGATACGACAGCGTGTGGCTAGGCTATCGCTGGAATGACATGGGGTATTGGTACAACTGCCATGCTTATGCGCTATCACCAAGGACAGCAAAGCACTTGATCGAAGGCTTTAAAGATAGCATTATACCTGTAGATGAGTGGGTTCCTTCTAAGCTAAAGGGTAAAAACAACTACTTCTATAAGAATGAAGTGGTTAAACAAATCCCAAGAAATATTAGGCCGTCTACAATAGAGGAGACAGAAGTGTTAAGTGGTGGGGTAAATTTTAAAATTGTGACCGTTGCTACAGAGCCAGAAAAGATGTGGGCTTTAGAGCAGTCAGCAAAGAAGTACGGGGTAGAAGTACACAACTTAGGTAAAGATCATCCTTGGAGAGACCCTATGGATGGGCTTGCTGGAATGCCAAAAATACAGCTTGTCAATGAATATTTAGCCACCTTGCAAGACGATGATGTCGTTCTGTTTATGGATGGATATGACACGTTTTTTGCAGATGACCCTAAAGTTGTTTTAGAAAGATACCTGCAGTTTGGTGCCGATATTGTGTTTGGTGCCGAAAGCGAACACTGGCCCTTGGTTAGTGATGACTTCATGCGCAATAAGTGGCCTGATACTGGAACGCCATATAAGTACTTAAACAGTGGCCTATATATTGGCAGGGCAAAAGCCTTACATGAGTTTATTGCGCAGGATTCACCTGGATCAGCAAGCAAAGATGATCAGCTTTATTGTCAGTTGAGGTACCTCAAAACGCTGCCGTCTCAAATAGTGGATAAGGGTTATCGTTTTCCATACACAGTAAAGCTAGATGTTGAGGCTTACATTTTTCAGAACCATGAACCCAACATACGTGTTGTAGAGGGGCAGCTTTGGAATGACATTACAGGCTGCTGTGGCTGTATATATCACGGGAATGGTGGTGCGGATGCAAAAGCTCTTTTTGTTTCTATGGCTAAAAGGTTTGGGTTAGTTGAAAAAGCACAGCCCGTAAGTCCGTATTACTTAACTTTGGACTATGATGAAGTTGGTCCAGATATTCTTGTTACTGATTTCTTATCTCAGCGGCAATGTGATTTCTTAATTCAGAAATCTGAAAGCTATGGCGGCTGGAGCCAAATGGATGGGGATAAGTTCCCCGCCCAAGAGATACGCATTCGCAAGATGGGTTTGTGGCACGAGTATGAAAGGCTATGGGCAGAAAAGCTGGCAAAGATATGTGAGCAGTACTGGACCCCAGAAGCCTATGTTGGTTTACGCGATGCATTTACTATGAAGTATTCTATAGACACACAGACAACTCTGGGTCTGCATACAGACGCTTCATTGTTTACTGGCAGCGTAAAGCTTAACGACAATTATTCTGGAGCTGAACTTATATTCCCACGCCAAAACTTCACAAACAAAGACGTTCCTGTTGGTAAGTGCCTACTATTCCCAGGCATGGTGACTCATGGGCATTCAGTTAATGAACTTATGGGTGGCGTTAAGTACAGCCTAACTATGTGGACAAGCAGGTACAAAGGAGACCTGAATGGGTAAGCTCTTTGTTGAGATTGGCGCTGCTAACTTTGATACTCTATTGCCTTTAGCTCAGATGGGTTGGAGAGGGATTGTTGTAGAACCTGTGCCTCGCCTTTATGAAGAATGTAAGAAGATGTTTTCTAGTTATGATGTCACAGTGGTTCAAGCTGCTGTGTCTGACTACAATGGGGAAATAGACTTTGCAGTAGCACGGGATGACGGTTCTTGGTTGTCTGGGTGTTCTCATGTCGTGAGCCGCAATCATTTAGGTTATAAACTTAGTACAAACCCAGATAGGGTTGGTGATTTTGATGAAAGAATAGTCGTTCCTTGCATCACATTAGACACATT